GCGAGTCTTCAAATAATCCGGGGTAAGAACCCACTCCTCCATGTCCTCATATTGGGAGTTGATTAGCGCACCAACCTTTCCAATGTTCCGTGCCCCCTTTCCGCCGCGTGTAAGAGCACCAAAGAAGTCGGCGGTCATTCGATAACGGAACGCAAAGAAGGAGAACTTCCTGGCTATTTGCTGCTTGCTCGATGGAGGAAGAGCACCGTAGTCCAGCATAGAGTTGCGAGCCAAGAGGGCTGCGTTGACTTCTGTCTCTCCGTTCTTTAGCGCCTGTGCAAAGACAGCCTCGCGCTGGATGTTGTCCATCTCTTCCGCAACCATAGAGAAGAAGTTCTTCCTGTCAGGTCTCCAGAAGTTCCAAAGAGTTTTGCCACCGCCAACAGGCTTTCCGTTGGGGCCAAGCCTTGCGGTTCGCTGGGCATCCGCCAACACATCAAACTGGAAGTCAAAGGTAGCGCGTGAGAAACGAATGTTGTTTCTATCAATCGCCTCCTCCAGCATGTTCCTTGTCCAAGAAATCCCGGTTGCGCTTTCAAACAGAATCTCATCACCAGTCCCAGCGACACGCTCTAGTGTTCTCCAGTCATAGGCAGACGGGCCAGTGACAGCGCCTGTCCTTCTGCTTGCCCGAATGAAGCTTTCCTTTATGGCCCTCGGCACCGTTCTGATAGATGTGGCGAAGTAAGAGGGCGTTGTGATGCCCACAATGAATGGAGCCGTCAGGGCATTCGTGCCCATGAATCGAGTTCCAATCAGCGGAAACCCACCAAGAAGGCCAGTAATCGTTGTCTTGCGTGTAATGTCGAAAAACGCTGCAGTCTTAGCCCACCCCTCTCGATGAGCTGGCCGCAACTGGGACAGGTTCTCATTGACCCTGGCAACAATATCTACGTTCTCAAACTTCTTGATTAGTCCTTCAAACTCTGGGCCATAGAAGCCGATTCGATTTTCAGGAAGCCTACCAAACGATGCGCCAATGTCGTAGACACCACCCGAATCCATAACCTTGGCGGCGTTGGTGGGAACTCCAAGCTGATTGAGCAGGCCGTGAAGCGTATCAATGTCAAGGTCAGTGGATGCTTTGAGCCATGCGTTGGACATTGCATCAAAGTCTTTTGTTGCAGCAATCGCTGCATCAGGGTCTACAGGAAGCTGGACAACACCATCGGCGTTTCTTACCCCGCCATGATGGCGGTAGATGACCTGCTTCATGTCGTCTACGCTGCGACCAAGACCCCTGAGAAGGTCTGAGTCTTTTGCCATGACCGACAACATGGTGTTCTGAACGACTTCAAGAATCTTGGACATGTCATTGGATGCAGGCAGAAAGCCAGAATCTGTGATGTAGCCCATTACTTGCTTGGCAATGACTCGCTGGTCAGATGGGCTGTAGCTTTTCAGCGTACCCTTCATCTGCACTCTAAGCTTGCTCACAAGCCTTGCATCGATGCCGCCCTCTAACAGAATGTCTGAGAACATCTTGGCCCGATAGGCAGCCCCGCTCCCTCCCAACTCCGGCATCTTCACAAACAACTCAGGAAGGTCTTCCTCTAAGAGGCGCATGCCTTTCTCGAAAGCCTTCTGGGCATGCTTCATAATGACATACGAAGACCATAACTGCCCTAAATCATTAGAGTCTTTGAGACCAAAGATTCCACCAAAGCGCTTCTCTTTGATGGCAAGGTCATCCAATCCTGGCAAATCAACCCGAGAGCCCACATAGGCAACAGCATCCCTAATGCCATTCATTGTTAGAGGGCCTTTGGGGATGGCTCCAGAAGCAAGACCGTCAGAAATAATCTGAGAGAACCTATCCGTGTTCCCATAGGCGTTGCCAAACAAATCACCAAACGTCCTGCCCTTGGGTGCCCAGAACAACTCCAGCACCTCTTTGTAAGAAGCAAGCTCGTCGCCATCGAACAGCTCTCTTAGAATGCGGTCTGCTTTATTGGGGTCATCTCCTGCAGACGCCAACACCCTGTTTAGCTTCTCAGGGACAGCATTCATTAGGTTGGCCGTGCGCTCCCAGCCCTCTATTAGAAGGGGGTCAATCTTCTTACCGAAGGACTTGGCGTCAATCTTGACTAGCTTGAGGCCCTTGGTTCCCTTCCCCTGGTTCGCAACGGCCCTGAGATAGTCGCTTTGACCAAAGAGGGTGACGCGAATGCCGCGAGCAAAGTCATCAATACCACCGATTGCCTTGAGTTCTCTATCAATAGCAGCGGCTGATGCACCACCCTTGACACCCAAAGCCTTTGAAATGGTTCCACCCCTATAGGCTCTTTCGGTAATGCGCTGGCCTTTGATGACCCGCTTGCCCATCTTGCCCAGCAACCCCTCTGCCACCGCGTTCATCACAAAGTTCGTGGCACGAAGAAACTCTTTCTGGCTTAGGTCTTCGCCGGACTTGATTTTACTAATCAGCTTTCGGTTGAGGTCGGAATACCTATCACCCGCAGCACCGATGTTTACCGCCACGGCGGTTCTTTCCGTGTCATCAAACTTGTAAACAAGCTTGCCATCAGCGTTCTTCTTAGAGGTGTGCTTGATGTACTTGCGGCTCTTGTTGATGAACTGGTCTTGCACCGCTCTAAATGCCGTCTTCTTGGCAATCATATTGGGGGTGATGCGAACCCAAGTGTTTGGCAATGCGTCCTGAAGGACCGAATACATCTCTTTTTTAGCGTAGGAAGCAAGCGTTTCGTTAGCCACCGCATCCCAGCTTGCGTTCGGCATCGTCTGTCGGACCTTCACAACAAGGTCTCTAAGCTCTCTCCCGCTTCGGGTTTTGGCGAGAGCGGCCAACATGTTCTTGGATTTTGCTGCTTGCCACAACTGGTCACGAGCACGAGCGATACGAGAAACCGCTCGTCCGTTTACATCTGTCTTGTTCCAACCCTTGAACCACTTAGACTTGAATGGGTCTGACAGTGGTTCCGTTGCCGCTACACGAGCAGCAACATCTGGACCCGTCTTTCCTGCAAAGTCTTCTGCAGTAGAGACGCCTTTAAGATCGTCTGTAAGTTTTGCTCCAGAAGGGCCAGCCCCCCCATGGGTTTCGTAATCTCGGAGCGCTCTTCTTGCGACAAGGGTCTCGGTAAGAGACTTTTCGGTGTCCGCCCACCTGTCTACGTTCCTGAAAAACTCACCTACGTTTTCATATCGAAGACCATCGGCAAACCTGGCAGCAGCCCTTGAGGAAACAGAGACCCCCTTCTTTGCTCCACCAACCACCAATGCACCAGCGGTCTTTGGAATAGGGGTCACAATCTCAAGGAACAATCCTGCGGCGGTGGGATACCAATGAGGCATCACACCAATGTTGTCCATGTTCGAGATGTATGAACCGGACCACTCGCCAGCAGCAAGACTGAGCCAGTAATCACTCCAGTCTGAGCCTGTGTTCATGTGTTCGGGCACGTTGTACCCGCTGCCTGCCACCATCTTGCTCCACATGGCTCCTGAGGCGGAAAGCTCTCTCTTTAGGATAGAGCCAGCAATCTCCTTTGCTTCTTCTGGCGACAACTGGCCGCTTTCTAAGCGGTACTTCAGTTCTTGGAGTTCATCAATCTGTTCGTCTTGCCATCTCTCAAGACGATACATGTAATCGTTTTCATTGTATGGCAGACCTGTCTCTGGATTCCTGTCCCAGGTCAACTTCTTCAGGGTGACGAAAGTGATTGGAGCAAGGGACAAGGCGTGGAAAAGGGTTCGGGTTCCTGCGCCCATCCACGTCTCTGAGACGGTTCCTGTTAGTGGGTCATCGTCTTGAACCCAAGACCTACCCCACTCATACACCTGGGCTCTGGTTTCACCCTTCGCTAGCTTCTCTTGGATTACCAACCATTCCGGTTTGTCTGAAAGCTGCTTCTTAGAGAGAAGCCCCCCAAGCATGTTGGCCCCTACCTCCCAGGTTCCAAGATGGAGGTTGTTCCCCCTTGAGTTTGTGATGTCAAACAACTCAGGCATTGCATTTGAGGCAAGGTGCCTCAGTTGTGCGCCCGCGTTCTCTCCGGCTTGTTTTTGTATATTTCGGATAGCATCTATGCTGCGGTTGTAATCGTGATCGATTTCTCCGGTTGCGGGATTTGTCGCCACCAACAAGCCCCACTCATCAGGCTTCATGTCAAAACGGTCAACAAGGCGCTCTTCTCTTACAAGAGCATTGACGTTCTCTATGATTTGAACACCACGAAGCTTGTCCCACTGCTCCGCAGTAATGTTGAAACGCCTGTCGTTTATCCAGTCTCTGAGCTCCTGACCGCTAAGCTGCTCGTTGATTCCCTGCTCTTCTGCTTCCTGAAGGGCCTGATTGAATGGGTCAGCCAGAAAGGTGGAACGCAAGGCTTCATGCAGTTCCGAGTCTAAACCCGAACGCTCTGGGGACCCACGCTCACCAACAGCGATGGTTTGTGGTGCCATTGCCAAGAATGGCTGCTTCCAAGCAGGCGCATCTTTGATGTCTTGAAAGCTTGTTCCGCTTATTGGGTCTCCCTCCAGGGTAGTGGGAGTAGACTCAATCCTAGCCATCTCTCTTGCGGCGCGGTTTTTCGCTTCAGCCCAAGAAAGCTGTTCACCTCTTGATGCGGCCCTGTCCCTGAGTGCTTCGGCGCGTGCAGCCAATACTGACGGCCTTATTCTGCGAACATCCCTGCTGGTTGTCCTCGGAACACGAACCCTAGATGCTTCACCCTGAGAAGCAGCGGGAGCAGCAGAAGCGGTGGCGGCCATGTTGTTTTGTTCTTCCAACAGGCTCTGATAAACATTCAGCGCCGCCTCTTCTCCCGAAGACCTGCGAACCATTTCCACTGTATTCCTGGCCTGTGGGTCCAGGCTGTCCAGCATTTCGGGTGTTAGTGGTATTGCCATTAGTGCTTACAACTTCGGGCCAAAATCAGTCAAAGGACTTGGCGGTGTTGGTGGCGGTCGATATGGTGTAGGTGTGGGTGGTGGGGTCAAACCCCTTTCAAGCGCTTCTTCTTCAGTAAGCTGCCCCGCCTCTATCGCCTGCTCTAAAAAGCTTTGGGTTAGTTCGTCATCCCAACTGGGGTCTGGCGTGAGAAGAAACTCCTTAAACTGCTCATCAGTAAGCGTGCCTTCTTCATGCCCCCTCTTCATGTATTCGTACTTCTCAAGTTGAGACATCTCGGGTTGTTGTTCGGTAGTTGGGGTGTAATCGTCAGGCAGTCGCCATCTAGGAATGAGAGAAGCCCAAAGACGCCTGTCGTCTAAGCTAAAGTGCTCCGTACCAAAAGCCCCGCCCGCTGTGTTTACAAATGTCTCGTAATCTTCAGGGCTCATTGTTCCGTCTCGGAGTGATTCCCGAGCATGCCTGAGTGAGTTTACAAAGCGCTGCCGTTTTGAAGGGATAGCCTGTTCAGGACCAAGCACCACACCGCTGTCTGGTGCTCCGACTTGTGCCTGGCCTGGGAGTGGGGTACCGGCAAACACGGCGGCGATGTTCTGGCCACCCACGCTGGTTGCTGACACCCTCACCACCTCTCCTGTGGTTCTATCAACGTACCCGTAGGTTCCGTCTTCAAACCGACCATAAGAACCATAAGGGTCGCCTGGACCGGCAGCTTTCATTTCAAGAGCACCCGCCTCTTTCAGCTTCTTCTCGACATCCGAAAGCTCTTCGCCTTCTTCTTGGGCCAGTCTTTCTTCCCACTCTTTACGAAGGGCGTGACCCTCTGGGAGAGAGTCCAACATTGCTTGAAGGGCAGGACGGTTTTCAAGGGGGGTCACGCCACCCTCGGGTGTTTCAGTGACTGTCTCTTCTGGGGTTTGATTACCGCGCAAGGTTTGGCTCTGAAGATAACGATACCCGAGAGCCTGAAGAATACGGTCCCGGTCTCTTTGGAGGTCTGCAGCAGAGCCTTCCGGGTTCTTCTGTTGGGCCAAGTCCAGCGCCAAAGTAGCAAGCCTGACTTGGTCTCCACTCAAAGAAGGGTCATTCTTCTTGGCTTCTTCCAGTTGCGCCGCCAGCTCCATGTACTCTTCCATGCCGGTAAACGCATCTGGGTTTCGACGATAAGCAGCGTTTGCCTGTGCCATTGCGCCCAAGAACACTCGCTGTTCTGGAGCAAGTGAAGCAATCTGGGTGCGGATTGCCTCGTTTGCTTCCGCTTCCATTCGAGACGCCCTTAGATTTTCTTTTGCGGCAGCCTTTCTTTGGAAAGCACCAATGATTCCTGGGCCATACTCTCCAGAAAGAGAACCAACGGGACCCATTCTTTCTGCGGCTTGCGCTAAGATTTCACCTTCGGTCATTGCGCCAGGAAGAGTGGCGGCTTCCCGCACAGCCAAATCCCTCTCTGCCCGCAGTGACCCCAAGTCAGCAGTTCGTTGTGCTGTAGCCAATGCAAGACCACTCTCAACCAACATCGCGTCGATGTTTGAGTTGGTCAAACCACCACTCCGGCGACTAGCCCCCTGAACGATTTGGCCAGAAGCAGGCCCAGCCAAAGCCTGCAACGCGGCTGCGCTAGGTGAAATCCCGGTCATCTGACCAGCAGTAGTCTTTGCCGACGCTTCAAGGCCAGTAATGTTTTCTACATTGCCCAAAAGAGATTGGCTCATTCCGACCTGAAAGCCTTCTTGAAGCCCCAATGAGACAGCCATAAGCTTTGCTTGTTCGAGCGGTGAAAGGTCGTCCAGTTGACCACCGGTCCTGTCATACTGAACATTGTGCTTGCCAAGAACCCCAAGAACCCCGGCGTGCTCGCTGATTCGTGACAAAATATCTGGTGTTACCACCCCGTCCGCGTCTTGGACCTCTTGCAGCGCAGCACTAACTTGTGCCTCGGCAGCGCCTTCTCTCAAAGACCTTGAAACCTGAGACCTTACAGCGGTTTTTATTGCCTCCAACTCTTTAGAAAGCTTGGCACCGGCAGACGCCCCCGCGCGGGCACGCCTGGTTTCCGCCTCGGTGGCCCTGATGTGGGCGCGAAAGTGCTCAATGTTCAAGCCCTCTAACGCAGACTGGCTTCGACCAATCTGGTCATCTAAGTCTTTGATAAACTTATTGAGCTCTTCTCTACGCTCTGAACGGGACTTGTTCGTTTCCTTGGCACTTTCTCTTACCTCGGTAAGCAAAGTATCCCAGTGAGCAACGGCTCCAGTGTTGTAGGTGTTGCTGTAAAACCTTGCGTTAGTTGCCATGATTATGTCGCCGCCCCCGTGCCCATTGCAGATAAGTCTTCATAGCTCATTCCTTCCATGTTGATGCCAAGCTTCTTTAGGCGTTCAGCCATGTCTATTTGACCCTGAAGCTTCTCCATTGCAAGCGCATCTTCATCCGCACCAAGACCCATTCCTGTAGCTAAATCAGCCATTCCAAACGCAGATGCAAGAATCCTATCCTGGTTCTCCTGTGTCTTCTTGCTCATCTCACCGGTCAACTCTGCAATGCGTGATTCTTCCTTCACTTTCTCTTGCATGTCAGCGAGCCGAATACGGTCAGCATCTTGTTGTTGAGCCCGGACAAGGTTCGCTTCTTCTTCCAGTGTTTCTTTCAAGAAACTGCCAGCACCACCACCAGCGGTGGCCATCAGAGCGGCGCGTTGGTCTTGGGATTGTTTGGCTTGTTGGGCCGTTCTACCGTAAGCCTCGGCGGACATGACGGCCATCTCTTCATCAGTAAGGCCTAAAGTCCCCAACTCTTGCCGACGCTTTAGTTCTGCAAGCTCTTCTTCAGTCATGGCTGCATACTCGTCGCCACCAAAGATAGCGCCGCCAGCAGCGCCAATAAGACCACCAGCAATAGCACCCGGAACACCGAGTGTAGACCCAAGTGTTGCACCGGACAGTGCGCCCTCTGCTGCGGAAGCGCCTCTTCCTGTTTTCTTTGCCATATTACCTACCTAAAATAAGCCTCAAAGCTTACTGACCATTTAGTGAGAAAACTATACCGCGCACGAGTGAGGCCACGAAGACCAATCGAGTGCTGTCCTGCCGCGAGATTCTGCGCCAAGTAAAAACCACTCCAAGCGTTTTGGAAGTGGGCCACATCTTTCTGAAACTCCGCCAACGCATCGGAGTGATGTGTGGTCAAAGCTCTTGTGGCAAGGATTTTAGTCTCATCCAAGAAGATTCTGAGTTCTGAATGATAACTGTTGTTGAAGGCTGCAATACTTGGAGTGGTCGGAAACGACGAGAACTGAAAGAAAACGTCTGCATTTTCTGGCAGAAAGAAATCAATGGTGGTGCCAGGAAACGCAACCATTGGCGAATCAGTGGGACCATTTCTGGCAGTGGGACCATCTCCAATCCAAGACATGTCTCCCTCTGAAGAGATTTGGCCACCACACAATCCGGTTGTAAATGAATGCATGTTCACAATCGGGTTGTAGTGTCCACGAACAATGTGTTTGGACTGGACCCACCCATCGGTAGCTACATCACCAGTAACCACCCCACCATCAATGTACTTTTTCATGTCGTCTATGTTGGTCTGAATGTCTTCAGCATTGACGTTGTCTGCGGTGATGTTTGTCGGTGTGAATGCCACTAGCTGTCCCCCCTCATAATCATCAGCGACAGTTGGGCGTTTGAAATCTGAATCACAAACTGACCCGCAACGGTAGGGGTGCCCGGAATGTCCATTATCAAGTTCCCATACTGGCCCGTTCCCCACACCGGGGCATGAAACACACGGCTTCCTGCACCAGCAGGATCCCATCGATAAGCCATTGGGCCACGAAAGTTGAGGCGCAATCCGTGGATTGTAATACTCGCCCCGGTGTGCTTGTAGTTCCAGCAACCATGCACTTGGCGAAGAGACTGGCAACCGCCGCCTAGGGGGGCACCCTCCATAGAGCAGAAAGCAATCGAGTCGGATTTGTTGTTTGAACTATCAATAGTAATGTTGGCTGGAGCCACAAGGCTTGCAGTCCATGACGCCTCATTTGGCAGTGGAACAAGAGCACCGCCGCCGGACAACTGCCACGTGGGAAAAAACACAACACCAATAGCGTCCGCTGGGTTGACACCGCTTGTTGCGGCTGTTCCTGCCGCACCATATGTCGCATAGTCCGGGTCATCAATGTTGTGCAGGAAAGCAGTAAAGTGAATGCGGACCAAGTCTCCCGCAGTAACAATCGGCTGGGGGGCCACCGGATTGATTGCTACATTCGACAACTCCACATGGGTCGCCCCGGTTTGGGCTGCGTGTGTTGTGGCCGCCGCTGGAGCCCTGTCATCGTATGCCACATAGACGATTGGTTCTTGGCGGGGGGATTGAAGCTGTCGCCTATCAATCGCCTCAGAACGCACGTTCTCTTCGTTTATGGTTTGTGTCGCTGTTTGAACTGCAGAGAACTTGGTGTTCGTTGCTGTTCTGTTTGTCGGCTCACCAGCCTCAAAATTGGTTGTAGTAAGTTTAGCCATTAGCGATACCTATTGAGGACCAAGAGCTGGCCCCCATCATAGTAAAAAATGGCGTTATCTATTGGCATGCCTCCCAGCATTGCACTTACCCGCCACCTAATCTGAATAAGGTGCTTTCCTGTAGATACGGGAACATCTGCTGCAATATGCACTTGCCCCACGTTCTGGTACTGTCGATCCGCTGTGACAACTGGCGAGCCATCCACTAGAATCTGGAACTGGCACCACAACTGCCAGTCGCCACCCGATGCATGGTTGTTTAGGTAGTACCAACAGTTGAACTCAAGGTGAAGCATCCCTTCTTGAAAAATGTCGTTGACCGATTGAGCGCTATTCGTTCTCCAGCCCCCCGAATAACTGTTGTAGGAAATCGCCTTATAATTAACGGTTGCGCCAGCACCTCCGGCCCATGTCAGGCTTTTGGTTTCATCTCCCTGCAGCTTTATGTTGGGAACGACAGCGTATTTTATAAACGCATTGGGAGCCAAGGCGGCGTCTCCAATGCTGTTGTTCGGAAGGTTCTCTCTATCCAGGCCGCCGTTTATCTCCCCCTTCACATTGTTGAATGAAGAGTTGAACTCATCAACATCAAGAATGTTGCCGGAGCGGGCGTCTCCCTCTGTCCACTTATAGGCCATTAGCGCTTACCCTTGATGGTGTGAGTCTTGTTCGCAGCGAACTCAAGTGAGTAGCCGATAAGCACAAAGTCGTTGTTTGTTTCTACCTCGAAAGAAAAGAACGAGGCAGCACTCAGCGCGATGGGGTAGCGAATAGTGGTGAACATCGGGTCTTCCCACACAGCGGTTGCCCACGGAGCCGTGTTGAAAACATATTGGTCTGGATGGTCCGCCCGCTGCATCTTCTCACCAGAAGAAGTGACGCCGTCGTAATCAAAATCCTTGAAGTATTTCAATGGGATGGTGTTGTCTCCCTTGGTCATCACGTGCAGGTAAACATATTTGATGAACTTCTTCTGGGCCGCCTTGCCCATATCCATCCAGTTGGATTTGTAGATACTGGTGAGGGCGGGTGTCGGCACCGCGACTTGGTCTTCTATAACAAGTTCTATCTGGTATCCCCCAATGCGCTTCCTTGAGATGACGAACAACCCCGTCTCCCAAGTTGTGGGGGTTGGGGGCGCAGGCGGCTTACCAGTATTGTGGCCAAATATGAGCTCACCACCAGGGTCGGTGGCGATACAGCCAACCGGAAAGCCCGTGCGTGTAGACCAGGCATTCTTATCCACATGATAAACGAGCCCAAGAGAGGGCTTCTCTTCACCGTCTACAGGAATATAACAATGCCACTCACGCCACTTGGGACTGTAAGCAGCAGACGCACGGGCCAAAAGAGCCGGGTTCAACCTCTTCTCCGTCTTCACAAGGCCTGGACTCATCTTTTCAATCTTGACCTGAGAGCCACCGTCAAGCCCCCCGTGAATACGATAGACCCCATCGTTGCCCAAGAACATGATGCCTACACCTGGCACGGCGGTCACTGAGTTGATGGCTCTTGAACCAACGCCCTGGATGAATGGAACAACACTGAATCCGTTTACTGGGTCTCCACGAACCAGCTCAATGGAAGACTCTCGGAACAGGATAAGGCTGTTGTAGTAAGCAAAGAGTCCTGTGACATCACCGCCATCACGAACACCCACATCGAAATAATCGAGAGCACCAAACGTGTCAGGGCTCAGTGGTTTTGAGTAGTAGATTCGAGTGGGGTCCGACTGGCCACCATCCAAGAAAAGACAGTTCTTGAAGGTTGCCGCGAAGCGAGCCCCTGGGCACGGAAAGATGACGCTGTCAGAAATCGACGGCGACAAGTTTAGAAGAAACGAATCTGGAGTGTAGTCCACATAGACGGTTTCGGTGTTGTTTTTCAACTCGTCAACAAGGTAGTAAAGCGCACCAGCGTCACTTGATGCGCCATCCCCAAGGTTCTTTGTACGATAAATGCGCCTAGCGACCGTTCCTGTTGGGCCGATGGGAATGTCGTCTAGAAAAACAGCCTGTCTTTTGTTATCAAAAGCAGCAGTAGTGCCCGTAAGAGTATCCCACGCAACCGTTTCCGATGGTGCGCTGAGCGGGCTTTCGCTCCCTGTCTCCGAAACCCAAGACACCCTCCACTTGTAGGAGTTCTTGGCGTTGTTGTCGTTGTAACCAAGCCCCAACACCTGGGCGAAACCATCCGGCAAGGGAATGCTTGCAGGGCCAATGGGGCCAACAAAAATAAAGCTTTGGGAGTTGCCATCACCTGCACCGTTAGGGCTTGTTCGCCATGGCGTGGGGGAGCCTGGAATAGTGTCCCAACCAAGCGGGCGGACGTTGTCCCCTTCTTTGTCACCATCAAACTTCAAGGGCTTGTCATGGCCATTGACAATGATGAGGTAGCGCCCAAAGGGCTCATAGTCAGTGACTGATTCATTGAGCGTAGGAATGCGACGAAACTCATCTACATCTACGATTCCGCCTGGATTGCCAACCGTAAAGCGAAGGTTGCACCTCTGCGAAGCAATGTTCTCACTCTCAAAGAGGTGAAAGGTTCTGGCTCCGTTGTGAGTGCTCCAAATGTAGAGGCTGTGAATCCTCTTCTCGGTGGTAAACGGTTGATAGATCGTTCCGTTTGGGAAGAACTTTTCATAGCCAATACGGTTGTCCCATCCGCCCGTTGCAGGATCCACGGTGAAGTTCTCTACCCTGGTGGCAGAACCGTCTGGTTGCGGAAGAATCTCCTCCACACCACCCAGTTTTGGAACTTCGGCCTTTAGTCTTGGATCCATCTTATCCCCGCGTAGACAATGTGGTGGCCGTTCTGTAGCTTAGAGCCGTCTCCCGATACCCCTGCTTAATCCAATAACCTGCTCCTTCCGAGAGGTAGAGGTTTTCGATTCTCAACAACTCAGTGTCTGCTTTTCTCCGGTACATCTCAGAATGCTGCAGGTTGTCATGCTTTACGAAAAGCTCCTGACAGGCCCTGTAGACGAGGTAGCGGTGGTGGTCAGGGGGAAACTCAGGAACGTCCGTATCCTCGATGAGGCGGTCAGGACGAAACACGAAGCGCACCTCGATGAGATAGTCGGTGTCTTGACGAGGATAAAGACGGACGCGCTTATAGTGGCCATCATTCTCTGGCATCCTGCGAGCATTGACCAAGTAGTCAACTGCAACATTCAGGTCATTGACAGAGACCGTCGTCTCATTGATGTCCGCATTAGTGACCTGATAAAAGGCGCTATTTGTGGTTGTTCTAAGATAGAAGCGCTTGAAGATACCAGAGTTTGTACCTGTGTTCTGGATGTTGGAAAGGTTCAGTCTCCAGTTTCCAGACGTTGGAGAGGCTACGCTCGCCACAGGAGAAGGTGCGCTTTCCTTATTCTTGTGAACAAAAGTGTAATGAACATAGTAGGTTCCAACCTCACTCCATGTGGTTCCTCCCGGCACATCAGCCTCAAGGGCAGACTGCAGAACAGGCTGATTCATGTTCATGTCATCATAGATGAGCCAGTCAGTAGGAAGGCCTGTGGAGCTCAGGAGAAGGGCCAACTCCTCGTCACGAGCGCGTGAGAGGTAATCAAAGTGGGCCTTTGTTCCTTGGGTAGGGTTTCGGATTCCAATCGAGAGCACTTCGGAACAGTCTTCCGGCATGTCGATGAATCGCTGCTTGACCGTAATCGTAAGATTATTCGTGTTCGCGCTTGCCGAAAAACCGTCCAAATAAAGGACAGTGGATGTGACTTTGATGATTTCGTATTCGCCATTGTCAACGTCTGCCGCACCTTGTATTTCAACAATCGCGCCCTCCATCCATGACAAGAAAGATGGAAAGAGGGAAATAACAGTGTTGGCTCCAATGTTAATCTGACCATTGGTAATCGTCACATCTCTGTAGACTTGAACCTCTTCTGTCTCCTGGGCGAACTTCCAGGGACGGTCAGTAAAGAAGTCTAAGTAGAGTTCATTGATGATTCGATTGACCTCATCTCTGTAGGTCTGCACGTTTGGGTCGTA